TCAAACAACTTTCAGTGGTAGTGATGCAAACTCTTTGACACTAAACTACACAGATAGTTTGTACATGGATGTGTATCAGAATGGTGTGTTACTCAAGGCAGGAACAGATTACACTGCAACAAGTGGTACAAGTGTTGTCTTAGTGCAGGGTGCAAGTTTAAATGACCATGTAGAGATGATTGTTTACGATGTGTTCTCCGTAAACGAAACCTACACTAAAACTGAATCAGATGACAGATATCCATTCTTAGGCAACAACAGTATTATCAGAACAAATGGACAGACTATAAGTGCAGATATAACAATCAGTTCAACAACGAATGGATTATCAGCAGGTCCTATAACACAATCAGCGACAGTTACTGTTAATGGTTATTGGAGTATCGTATGACAAGTCAATTAAATGTAGATACCATTGTAGATAAAGCAGGTAGTGGTGGCACGAATATAAAAGTTAAAGGTTCTAACTCTACTTATGTAGATGGTACAACCACACAGAATTTAACACAAGGCATAGTTAAAACTTGGTGGAAGTATGACATAAGTGATAATACTTTTGACGATTCTTTTAATTGTGCAAGTGGTACAGATGATGGCACAGGTTTATACACAATAACTATGACTAATGCTTTTAATAGTGCAGACGAAATTGTGGGTGCAGGAGTAGGTAAAACAAGTAGTGGAGGAATTAGATGTCCTGCTATAGTTAGTTATGGAACTACATCCATACAAAATACGATTGCATATCAAAATGGTGGGGGAATAGACGCTAATGACCAAGCCATACATCTTTGTGGGAGTTTAGCATAATGGCTAGTGAACTTAAAGTAGATAAATTTACAGGTGTAACCACAGCAGGTTCTATACTTGTTACAGGTGAAGGCAATAGCACAACAACTAATCTGCAACAAGGGTTGTGTAAATGTTGGGTGCAATTTGCAGGTGCGTCTTTATCAGGTACTGGCACTACAGGGGTAGATGACTCTTTTAACTTAACAAGTATGACAGATGATAATACTGGTAGGTACACAGTTAATATCAACAATGATATGAATAATAATGACTATGCTGTTCATAGCACAGTAGCACAAAGTGCAACAGCAATAGGTGATATTATTACTAATGTTGCATCTCTTGCCACAGGGTCGGTTCAAGTTGGGTGTGCTACAAGAGCAGGTAATTATTTTGACTCATTAGTTCATTCTGTAACAATACACGGAGACTTAGCATAATGGCTAGTATATTAAGAGTAAACACATTAACAGATGCAAGTAGTAATAATTCTACTGCTGTATCTGTAATTAATCAAGGAAGTTGTAAACATTGGGTTAAGTTTGAAGGAGATGGAACAGTAGCAGTATCAGATAGCACAAACAATGCAAGTATTACAGATGATGGCACAGGAGATTATACTCTTGCAAATACAACCAATTTTGCAAACACAAATTATGCTTTTGCAGGTGGAGGAACACACGACCCCGGTAGCTACAATGTGTATTTAATTTTAAACCACGATGCTTCTAATGGTGGTACAGGCACATCCTCTTGTAGTGTAAGTTCTACATCTCCTGCAAGTAGTGGTACAAAAACAGATGCTGAACTGTTATCATTTACAAATCACGGAGACTTAGCATGAGTAAAGCAGCAGAATTAGCAAAGATGGGTGAAGTCCTAACCAACGGACAGATTGGAAGTCGCAGAAGCATGGTGATTAATGGAAAATTTCAAATATTCCAAAGAGGAACTTCAGCAACAACAGTAAATACTGATGATGTATTTGCAGCAGATAGATTTAAAGGTTGGGCAAATGGTGGTGGCACATATACTGTTGAACAATCAACAGATGTTCCAGATAATGAATTTGAATTTAGTGCAAAACTTATAAATACAGGAGTTGATAGTTCTATTGCTGCAGGTGATTTTTATGTTTATGCCACAGATATAGAGGGTTACAATGTTGCTCAATTAGCTTATGGTTCTTCAGATGCAAAAGCAGTTACACTAAGTTTTTGGGTGAAAGCAAGTTTAGCAGGAACTTATTGTATTGCTTTATATTCTACTACAGCAAGTAGATATCAAATAAAAGAATACACTATTTCAAGTGCAGATACTTGGGAAAAGAAAACTATAACCATAGCAAGTGGAGACACTACTGGAAGTTGGAATAAAACAGATGGTAATGGTTTAAGAATATATTGGGATTTAGGAAGTGGCTCAACGTATCAAGGTACAGCAGACACTTGGGCATCTGGTCAAAAATTTAGCACAACAAATCAAGCTAATTGGATTGATACATCTAGTGCTAATTTTTATTTAACTGGAGTTCAGTTAGAAGTAGGCGAAGTAGCCACACCATTTGAGCATAGGTCATTTGGGGAAGAGCTAAGTTTATGTCAAAGATATTTTTTAAAAGAAGATGGTGTTTCAATGAGAAATTTTACTGGCTCATCTATTGCAGTGTCTATACCTCACTTTTGGAAAGTTACTATGAGAGCTGCACCTTCAATTAGTGGAAGTAATGCTACTGCAAATGAGTCAATTACAACACAAGGCTTTCAAGGGTATAAAGGTAGCATAGGGTCAGGAGCAAGTTGGCAATTAACTGGCTTTTCAGCAAGTGCAGAATTATAGGAGATAATATGAAAATTACTTCTGCTCAATATTGGGATAGAGATGGAGAACATAACCATATAATCGCTACCATAAATGGAGTTGTAATGTCTGTGCCTTTTGACCCTAATAACATACATTACGCAGAAATACTGAAACAAGTAAATGCAGGAACACTAACCATCAAGGATGCCGACTAAACATGGAAATAGATGCAATGTTATTTTGGAACATCATCCTAACTATGGTCGTTGTACCATTTGGTTGGGCGTTCAACAAGATGTTTGGTGAAGTAAAGAGATTACAAATATTATTAAATAAGACACGAGAAGAATATGCACGTAAAGATGATGTCAAAGAAGATATGCATGACATCATGGATGCAATGAAAAGATTAGAAGATAAGTTAGATAAGATATTAATTGGAGCTAAATAGTGGCAATATTTACAGGTTTTAAACCACAGGCAATGCAAAAGATTGCAGGTAGACTTGGATACAAAGGTTCTATGGAAGAGTTTGATAACTTCTTAGAACAGAATCCTGAGAAAAAAAGACAGATGGTTGTATTTGAAGAGGCTGCAAAAAGAATGGCTCGTGGTGGTGTTGTTAAGATGCAAGAGGGTGGTAACGTACCTAACATACCCAATCAATTTAATCCACTAACACAATCCTATGTTCCTACACTAGGAGAAGCACCTGGTCAAATACCTGCCTATGGTCAAACTGGTGGTGAACCTCAAGGTATAGGACAAGTATCTTCAACATTAGCTCAGACAGGAGCTATACCTGTAGGTGCTGTTACACAACCACAGTTGACTTTACAGCAACCTCAACAGTTTATAGACCCAAGAGAGGGACAGTTAGGACAACCTACTCAAGCTCAAACTTTTCAAGCCACTACAACTCAGACACTCACACCTGAGAAAGCACAAGCAGATGCACTACAAGTAGAAAAAGTTTCACCAGCAGTAAACACTGCAATATCTGCTAATCAAGCTGCTCAAGGTGACATAAGCAATAAAGCTCAAGTTGTTGCTGCTCAAGAAACTGCTACAAGTGTAGGTAACCTATCAGCGGCTCAAGGCAATGCCATACTCATAGAGAATCCTATACAAAGACAAGTCCGTGAAGGAGAGCTTATAAATGAGGTAGCTAATGCAGAAACAGCTAAAAAGTTTACTGAGCAAGTTCAAGCTGCAACAGCAACACCTAGTGACAAAGCAACCGTAGCAGGACAACTTGCTAGTTTAACTGCTAACTTTGATGCCACTAACCCACCGTCTTGGGCGGCAGGAGCTATCAGAGGTGTTCAAGCAGTTATGCAACAAAGAGGCTTGGGTGCATCAAGTATAGCAGGACAAGCTTTAGTTCAAGCTGCTATGGAGTCTGCACTACCGATAGCACAAGCAGACGCAAGTGTACAAGCACAGTTTGAAACACAAAACTTATCTAACAGACAACAAAGAGCTATGTTAGCGGCTCAACAGAGAGCACAGTTTATAGGCATAGAGTTTGACCAAGCGTTTCAAGCTAGGGTTCAGAATGCTGCAAAGATAAGTGATATAGCTAATCAGAACTTTACATCTGAACAGCAAGTCTTATTAGAGAACAGCAGATTAAGTAATACTGTAAATCTAAACAACCTATCTAATAGACAAGCATTAGTTGTTGCTCAAGCTTCTGCTTTAGCTAATCTAGACACAGCTAATCTAACAAACAGACAACAAGCCGCAGTTCAAAATGCACAGTCTTTCTTACAGATGGACATGACTAATCTAACAAACAGACAGCAGATGGATGTGTTCAATGCACAGCAAAGAATACAATCACTCTTTACAGATCAAGCTGCCGAGAATGCTGCTAGACAGTTTAATGCTACATCACAGAATCAAGTAGAGCAGTTCTTTGCTAATCTTGCTGCAACTGTAGGACAAGCTAATGCTTCTCAAGCAAATGCACAAGCACAGTTTAACGCAGGAGAGCTTAACACATTACAAAGATTCAACAGTGAGATTGCTAATCAGCGTGACCAATTCAATGCTACTAATCAATTAGCTATAGCACAAAACAACGCAGTATGGCGAAGAGAACTAGCTACAGCAGATACTGCAATAGTCAATCGTGCTAATGAACTTAATGCAAAAGCTGTACTAGATGTATCTAACGAACAATACAATAACTTATGGCAGTTCTATGCAGACACTATGGAGTGGGCATGGAAGAGTTCTGAAAGTGAGTTTGATAGAATAAGAGATATGACTGTTGCAAATATTAGTGCAGATGCTCAGAAAGAAGCCGCTGAAAGAGCTGCATCGGGACAAAGGGGTGCCGCTGTAGGAAGTCTAGTCGGTAAACTTGGAGCTGCGGCAATCTCAGCGGCATTTGGTGGAGCTTAATATGGAAACAAATCCTTCAGGAAGAATATATAAAAACATGAAACAATTAGTTTCTCGTATGAGAAATAGTGGTTCTAGTAAAATGGAAGGTGATGGAATAATGATAAGAAAGTCACTTGCCATGAGACAGACTAAACAACCACAAGGTATAGATGAGAATGCTAAAGTAGCAGAAGTATTAATGAGAATAGAAGATGAGAGAAATGGAACAGGAACAGCCTAGATTTGACGCACCTACACCAGGCATGGCACTTACTCATGAAGTAGGAGCTAGACCTTGGCAGACACCACCTAAACTTACTACTATTGATGAGGTAATGCAAGACTATCTAACAAAGATGCAAGACCCATCTTTTGTACAGCAACTTGTGGGTGTTCTTGAGTCTGGTGTGCCAATAACAACACTAGCTAATACCATACAACTTGCAGGTGTAATGGAAGGTAGACATACTATTGATACTGGTATGATGGTCATACCCGTAATCATGGAGATGATGATGCTTGTAGGAGATAAAGCAGGTGTCAAGTATAATACTGGTATGGAAGAAGATGTGAAAGCTGAAACAAGAGATGCTAACATAGCTTCTGTGTTAGAAGAATTAGAGCAAAGTTTAGATGAAAACGAAGAAGAAATGATGGAGGAAGAGACTGTTGAGGCTGAAGAAGAGCCTATGGGTTTAATGTCTAGGAGAGCATCATGAGTTTTTGGGGTGGATTTGTACAAGGATTTGCTGAATCCGTAGGAGAGGCTATTGATAAAGACGTTGAAAGAACTAATAAATTAGTTGATGATACTGTAAAGATAGGACTTAACAAATACCTTGAAAATGAAGAAGAAATAAAAAAAGAAAAAAAGACTATTAGAGATGAGATAGATACTTTAGTTGGTTTAAACTTTAGTTTACCAAAAGCTGCTTCAATAGTGAAAGCGGGATTAACTAATGAGTTGGCTAAATTAGCATTAGATGAAGATTATAGAGGTGATCCAAATAAATTATGGGATGGAACAACTAAATACTCAGAAGAAAGTGGCATAACAGTTCAAGATATAGTAAATAAACTAGTAAAAACCCCTAAATTTGATGTGGGTAATTTAAAAGTATCTCAGCCACAAGGTAGTTTGTTGTCTGCACTGGGATTAGGGCAAGACATAAGCACTAGAATAAAAAGTGGAATTGACACAAGAGTGGGTGGCATGACTAAAGCAACAGCCACTAGAGATGATATAGCTGTGACTCCGGGTTCAGTGCCAACAGATATAAAAAAATTATTAGCTTCATCTAGTGGGGATACCATAGATAAAAGAGTTTTAGCTGCTATAGATCGTCTTGATATACCCCAAATTGAAAAAGACAAAATAATAATAAACATTAAGGCGGGTGGAAAAATACCAAATATTTTAGGCTTTGGTTTCCCTAGTGGAAGCTCTGGATCAGGTGGTGCTACATTACCTCAAAATATGCAACAACTAAAAAATTTAGCTAAATTAGCAAAGAATGGCGACAAAAATGCTGAAGAGCAACTAGCTAAAGAAATAGACGCTATAGAAAAAATAATGGGTCCTAACTACGCAGATTCTATATTAGACAGCTTAGATTAATAAGGACATAAAAAATGACGAATTATCTACAAGAGTTAAAAGATAAACGTAGAAATAATAAGCCTATAACTTATAAAGATAGGATTCGTGAGAAATTAAATTTAGATAAATATTCATCTAATCGTAATCCGATTGATAAGATGAATGATAATATAAAACTAAACGAGTCTATAGCTTACTATGAAGAAAAAGATTTAGAAAAAGAAGAAGGTCCTACATTCTTAGGAGAAACTAAAAGGGCATTAGTTGGTGGTATCAGAGATGCCGCACAAGGTGTTCTTAATTTAGAAGATACAATAACAGACTATTTCACTAAAAAAATACCTTATGATGTTAATTTTAGTGATGGAGTTCCTACCATAAAAAGGATGACAGACGAAGAAGTAGAAATAGAAACTTCTGATGATCCTTTCATGCTTCCCGAAGTAGATAAAAATGAAACTATAGCAGGTCAGATTGGTCGTGACTTGACACGTTTTATTGCAGGCACTTTTCTAGCTAGAGGTATAAGAACCAAAGGTTTAAGAATAAAAGACCCAAAATCAAAAGGTGCTAAGTTTGCTGTTAACGTTGCTGATTCAGTTGTTGGATCACAGCTTGTATCTGCAGGAGATGAAGGTAGACTATCTGATATATTGGCACAGATACCTGAACTGACTGAAGTTCCGGGTGTTGGCGATGCTATAGATCAACTAAAATCCAACCCAAAAGATACAGAGGCACAGTCTAGATTGAAGATGGCTATAGAAGACGCTGTTGTAGCCTTTCCTATAGAGATAGGTGTAAGGGCAGCTAAACTTTTATTCAAAGGTTCAAAAGACCCTGTTAGAAAAGCACTTAGTAAAGAGACAGTTGATGCCGCAGAAGAGGCTATAAATGTAAAGAAAGCATCTGACGAGACTGTAGACTTATTAGAAAAAACAGGAAACTCTAAAGCATTACTGCCTAACCCTATATTTGATGCAGCAAAAATAGATTCTGTTTATAGAGACCCAAGTGGAAAAATAAGACCAGAGGTAAACCTAGAAATTAAATTTAAGAATAACGAAGGAGATGACTTATTTGAGACTGTAAATGATGGTGTAGGTGATATGGTCAAAAATATAAGTAAGCAGAATAAAATACAATTTGGAAAAGCTGTAGGTAGTGTAGCAAGTAATAAAAAAACTAAAGAGAGAGCTAAAAGGTTAGGTCTAACAGAAGAGAATTTTGAAGCGTTTTTTAAACAGCTAGGTGAAAAACCTAGTTCTCCAGAATTAGTAACTGCGACAAGACAACTATTCATAGCCTCTGCTGATAAAGTAAAATCATTAGCGATATTAGTTGACTCAGGTAAAGGTGGGACACAAGCACAAGGACAATTATCAAAAGCTGTGCTAAGACATAGAGCTATACAAGAAAAAGTTTTAGGGTTACAAGCTAACGCGGGTAGAACATTACAAGCATTTAACATACCCGTAGGTAGTAATAGTAGTTTAAGAAATAAACAGATAAGTGAACTTACTGCTGCAGTATTGGGTGGAGACATAGCTAAAATCAGCAAAGCAGCTAATGATTTAGCTAACAATACTGATGAAGCACTAAACAAACTTATGAAAGATAAGTTTACTGATACAAATACAGATAAATTGAATCAGTTAATATATTTTAACTACCTATCATCTCCTAGTACGTATCTTGTGAATACTGTCGGTAACGCATTTACACAGTTGTATGAAACTCTCGTAGCAACTCCTACTGCAGCAATAGTGGGTGCTATTCGTTCTCCTTTTCTTAAAGCTCCAAAAGATAGAGTTTACTTTAGTGAGGTCGCTGGTAGAACTATGGGAACTGCACACTCTATGCTTGAGGCAGGAAAAAACTTTATTAAAGTTCTAAAAGATGGTGATTTACCACCTGAATTAAAAAGGATGAGCAGAAGTGAATACGAAGAAATAGTAGGGGTAGGTTCTGCTCAAGCAGGAGCTGGAATAGGTAGACGAATAGTAGGTGGTGTGGTTAGGTTTCCTGGAAAGATATTGTTAGCCACTGATGCGTTGTTTAAGACAATGGGTAAATCAGCCTTTGTATATCAACAAGCTTATAGAGGTGCTGCTAAAGAAGGATTGATTCCTGGAACTAGAAAGCATGGAGAGTTTGTAAGTAAAATAATAAATGATACTCCAGCTCAACTAGAAAAAGCGGCTCTTGAAGATGCGGCAAGAATTACTTTTACAAAAGATAACAAGATAGCTTCAGGTGTAGCTAAAATAAAAAGAGTTCCTATAATAGGAAACATAACAGCTACTTATTTGCCATTTGTAAGAACACCTCTTAACTTAGCGGGATACTCTTTAACTAATTCATTTTTTGCTCTAGGTAATCCTGCGATACTTAGAGCCATAGCAAAAGGTGGTGCAGAAGCTGATGAGGCTATAGGAAGAATAGTTGCTGGAAGTGGTGTCATAGCAGGGGGAACTATACTAGCTTCTCAAGGTGTAATTACAGGAACAACTGATGGCTATAAGCAAGACATGGTAAAAACTCAAGGTCTAGGCTTCCAAGATAAAGCAGTAAGAATAGGGGATAAAACATATAGTTTTAATCGCTTTGATCCATTTGCTACACCAATAGGATTTGGTGCAGACATATATGAGATATATAGAAGAATGGGTGCTATAAAAGATACAGATAAATATGCTGATATGGAAAAGTATCTCTCAACTGCAGTTTCTATGACAGTAGCATCTGCATGGGCAAATATAGCTGATAAAGCCATGTTAACAGGAATTGCTCAGTTGTCTAAAGACATAGAGCAGTTTGCAAAAGCTGCAGAAGGGGGAACTAATACCTATGAGTACGCTCTAAATAAATTTTCAATGCAGGCTGCTCGTGCTTCTACACCAAACGCTTTAAGAATGTATGGCAGAACTAGTGACCCGTTTATCAGAGACACCTACACAGCTTTAGACGTTATTAAAGACGCTATACCTTTTTTAAGAAACGATCTGCCCATAAGACATGATATGTTTGGTAGATTAATGTATATAGAGCAGTATGGAGATAGGGGTCTGCCAAACGATGTTTTAGAAGTAGTCACAAGTATTACAAGAGAATACTCTATTAAAGATGATCCTTTTGCAAAAGAACTAATTAAAATGGAATATGCTCATAGTAGACCCTCTAGAAAAATGTCTATTGAAGGATTTGATGGCACTAGGGTTGAGCTAGATTTAGAACAGTATTCCATATTAGAGGGATACACAGGTGCTCAATTTCATCAGTATGGCTTGGAGTTAATCCAAACAGAGGCTTACAAAAAAGCTTTACCATACGAGAAAAAACAAATGATAAATCAAGTTAAACAAGCAGCTAGTGCTTATGGTAAGGCGATGGTTTTAGATAGTCATGGAGTTGAGTTATTTAAGAAAGCTAAACTAAACTATTTTAAAAGAAGAAGAGAAACACCTTATTGGGAATATTTACCTGAACATATGTCAAAGACATACAAGAACCAACAACCACTACCAAAGGATGTAGGTAAAGATAATTAAGTAGAAGATATGTATCTGAGAATACCCATGGCTAGAGCAGCACAAGCTACCCCATTAACCATGAGTAATGCTCTATCATGCCAAAGATAAGCCATACCAGCCAACAGTCCCGTGCCTATGAATGAAGAACAGAGGTCGTAAAAGGGGAAAACTCCTACTGCTCTACACACTATCCCTGACATGATGAACATTGAACCTGTCCATTTTAGATACCAAGACAGGTCATGCGTTGGAGTTATTTTTTGCATTTAACTCCTTTAACTTTTTTAAAACTACTTCGGACAAGCCATGCAAAAGCTTTACATTTTCTATTATTTCTTCTAGCTTTTTAGGAAGAGTTTTATTCTTCTCTTCCATGTATTTTTTAGCTTCCTCTTCTAGTTTCATTTTTTACCTTTTCCAACTGTTTAAAGTAAGCGTAATTATATCCTCTTTGCCACTCCCTATGTTGCATCGTGTTCAAATGATAAGGACTTTCTGTAGCTATTACTTTATGTCCTTTAACATTTTTAATATACTGCTTACCCCTAAAAGCATTCACACCCCTATCAAATTGAATCCGTAAAGGTGCATCGTACTTACTTAGATTTGGATTTCGTTTCTTCTTTTTTGACATCTTCTTTTCTCTCAAAGTATTTTTGAATCATAGCTAACCTATCATCAAACTGAGCAATCTTTTCTATCTCTTTATCAATAGATTCTTGTATATCAGAGTGTTCTCCTATACCTACAGGCATTCTTAAATAAACCTCTACATTGGCTATGTGCCTATTTATATTTCCAACATAAAAAGATTTTAGTGCAGCTAACATTATATCTCTCATACTTATCTCCCTTCAATATCAACAATTTCACAAGACCCTGCCACACAAGCTAAATCTTTTGTGCCTGTAGTCGTGTCTTCTTTTTCAAAGTCTTGAAGCTTACTCCAATCTATAGCAGTTGGCATCTTTTTTGTCAACTCTTCATACTCTTTTTCGTCTATGTCTTGATAGGGTGCTTGTTTATAGGTATGCTCACTAAAAGGTAAGAAAGATATTCCAGAAACCTCATCAAAGTTTTGAAAGACCCAAGCACCTACTTCCATCCATTCATTCTCTTTCACAGAAACGGTAACAGAGGGTTTGTGTTCACACCAATGTCTCTGAAACATAAGCCAATAGTCTAACTGTTCTATTGCAGTCATGTCTGTTCTTGTAATAGCACCCATAGGAGACTTCATAGGAAAACTAAATACAGAGACACTATCAGGCTTAGTAATATCAGGTTCTATAGGTATGCCTACTTCTTTCATAAACTGCGTAAGTGGGTCTTTATTATCTCCACGCACAGTTCTAATGTAGAAGTCATTATGTCTAGCGTGAATACCACTAGCACTATCAACTAATTGTGATACAGTTCCTGATGGTTTAACACAAGTTATTGCAGTTGACTGTGGTATACCTAAATCTTTTGAGAACTTTCTGTTTGTTTCAACAGCTACCTCTTTTAGCTCCATTAACATTCTTTGTATGGATTCTTTAGTTCCATTATTTAGTAAATAACAATCCAATATACCTGTAAGTGATACACCTAATAGTCTTTCTTCTTCTGTATTTTCTTTCCATACTTTCCTAAGATATTTAAAATCTGTAAGCGTAGATTGAAAAGTTCCAAGGATAGTGGATAGTCTAACTTTTTCTTTCAAAATGTCTAGATGATCTGCTTCTCTGCAGACAACTTCTGTAAGATTACAGAATTGATATGGTCTTAGTATAATCTCACTACAAGGATTACAACCAAAAGCATAGTTAGATTTACGTCTTCCGTTCTCCTCTACCTTTTTAATAGCAGACTTACGATTAAATATACCACGTTCACCTGACTTAGATTCATACAAGGCTAACCATTCTCTCATGAATGTTCCCATGTCGGGTTTACCTTTATATGCCACAGAGTTATTAGCCAATGCTCTGTGTCCTTCATTCTCCCACCATGATCCTGACTTTGCGTGTCTCATTTGGTCATCGTTAAGATTAGACAAACTAATTAATGCAGAACGTCTAACACCACCTACAACCACAACTTCTCCTATCTTACACATAATATCGTGACACTCAATAGGATATAATCTTCTGCCTGCAGCTTTCTTGAAGATAGCTACACAAAAGTTGTAAAGATCAACCAAAGGTTGAGGTCCTGATGCTCTACCACCAAACGTCTTGAGCCTAGCACCTGCAGGTCTAACTTGAGATACATCTAAAGAGGGTATCTGACCTACATATAACATAGCAATAAGTTCACGCAAAGCTCTTGCCCATCCAGGTCTACTATCTGCAACAGTTATGACTGTTGTGCTTTTCTCAAAATGTTCGTTGACTGTAGGTAACTTATCCACATTCTCTCTTTCTACAGAGAATCCTACACCCGTACCACACATAAGTATATACATACACTCGTCAAATGAACGTGGACTATCTACAGGTATATAGCTACAGTTATAACCTGCTACATGACATCTATCTAGAGCAACTCCTGCAGTCATTAATGCTCTCATACTAGGCATTATACCTAGTGAAATTATACTGTCTGTAAGCTTTTGTTTTAATGCTTTAGTTAAAGTATAATTATGTTTTTTCTTTAGATGATTTTCCATGTAGTCAAAGTATCTGTCTACAGTTTCTAACCAAGTCTCTCTTCTTTGTTCGTCATCTTTCCATCTTGCGTAACGAGATAACGCAATAAAATTTTGATAATCTGTTGGTAAATAATTATTCATCTGTCACTCCTAATAATCTTTATATTTTTTAGTTTCAAGCCTTCCATATCGTGAAATATGTTCTGCATATAATCCTCTATTTCTATTTCAACCTTGCCATCAGCAGGTACTGGGTATTCTTCTTCGTCTACAATAATTGTAAACCAAACTTTAAGTTGTATCATTTTCCTCAACGTTATCTATGAGCTCACTGAGATACCATTGTGCTTTTTTTAAGTCTTGTACACCATCTTTATACTCGTATCTCCATAAATATTTTAAAATATTACCTTGTAAGTAATACTTAAAACCACTACCTAACATAGCCTTGATAGCCTCTATGCATTCAATGCCTGAATTATTATAGTGAGGTGGACTATTAACCATGTCCAAAGTTTGTTTATGGTCTGATTGTTCTTGTGCTTGTTGTCTAGCCTTATCGCCTATACTTCTATATACTTTTTTTATATCTTGTGCATACTGTCCCATATATTACTCTTTCCTAAAATTAACTTCTATAACATTATCACGCACATCTGAAACTTTCAACATATTTTCTTCTTTTTTTAGAGGCATATATTTGTCTGCTTGTTTCTCAAGTAAAGCTCTATATCTAGGATTAACTTCCATAACAGGTATAGACGCACCTATAAGTCTAGTAAAGTCCATCATAGAAAAATAATCTTCATCATCTAGTTTATTATTTTCTGAGGTAACAATATTTACTGACACCTCTCCTGTCCATTTATTGTCTTCGTTTACGTGAGGTTTAATCACGAGAAGAAAATCGTCTCTTCCAGGTTCTTGTAGTTTGTCTGTCATATGTTTCTCCTATTTTATTTTAATTCCTGTGTATTTAATAAACTTGGGATGTTTATTCTTGCCTTTTTCTTTCAACCAATCTTCGGGTATAATTCTATCATAGTAACGAAAATCATGTTTCAGACACCACTGTGCGTATGTTGATTTAGCACCTTTTCTAAGTTTGTTTCTGCTGTTCTCAAACACAAATCTAATATCTAAAGACGGATGTTGCTTCTTTATAGCTAGATGTTTTCTTCTATCGGCAGCTATGAATCTGCCTTTTGTTTCTATTATAATTCCATTTTTAAGTATGAAGTCTGGAGTATAGGTGCGATAAGCTAAATCTTGCCACTCTATCTTTAAAGATTCATAAGTAAATTTATACTTTAATTCTTTTAGATAAATGGATAGTTTATGTTCTAAACCACTCCTATATCCATTCTTCAATGCTACACGATATGCCCTATGAGGAGACACTAAAGTATTCTTCTCCATCCTGCAAAAGGATTGAACTCATACTCTGATCTACTATAGTCATAGCCAAGTGCTTTCATCTCTTCTCTTACAGCTTCATCTGCTAGTTTTTTAGCTTCCATTGCTTCACGTAAGCCTTTTGTTTTCATTTCACGAAGAGTCTTCTTAGCTTCAGCTAATTCTTTTTCCATAGTTTCAATGTCTTTTTGCAAATCTTCTATCTTTTTATCTGCCACTATTTTACACTCCATATTTTTTTAGCTTCTTCTTTCATGTCACTTGACCACATCCATGAGTCGTAGTTAGGATAAACTAAAGAAGCTAACTCATGCTTATCATCACTGATAGACAAAAACTTCTGAATACTAAAAGCTACTTTTTGTAGTTGCTTCTTGTAAGCAGAAAGATTCTTTAGAGGAAACTTCTTGTAGTCTTTTGGACTAGCAAAGAAGAGCTCTACTTTCTTTTTAGGGTAAGCCATAGAATATAATGCCATCTGTCTATTCTGTGCTTCAGTAGGTCTAGAAGGCATTCTACTCGTTGTCTTGAGATCAACTATAGTATCTTTAAATCTAAAGTCAATATAACCCATAATAGGTATAGGTAGATCGTCAATTTGTACTTCTACCTTTTCTTGATAGTCTTCTAGTTCTTTGTAACTAAAATGCTTATCTATTATGTTTCCATAATCTTTGAGAACTTTCTGTTCTTTAATTGTCTTTACATCCCCTATGTCTATATTAGATTCAGCACACAAAGACATAAATTTAAAGTTTAAAAGATCAAAGTCAAATGATCCCTTTTCATATTTGTTTGCAAGTACAAACTCTTCAGCTATCCCTCGTATAGCACCTGGACCACTTGATGATTTAGCACCAAATAAATATCTAGCTATCCACATAGGAGTATCATTAATATATGTGTTAATACTACTAGGCGAAAGATAATTTATATTATGTACCTTGAAAGGGTTATTACTTCTCGGCATCGTCATCAACTTCAATGAACTCGTCAACAACTTTCATATCTTCTTCTGATACTTTGTTACGATTCTTTTCATCCCAAGCTGATGATATATACCCATTAAAATTTTCAATCCAAGCTATAAAGTTACCAAATGTTTCTTGGTCTTTTTCTTCTACCTTCAGTACGTTCTTAAAGTTAATGTCAATTTTAGGTACGAAAAATGATCCACCTGCTGCTGTTGCTCTTTTGTCTAAGCTTATTTTAGCATCATGCTGAACAGGCAATCTTTTCATGCTTGATAGTGATTTAAAAACTTCTCCTACTTCTTTAAAAGCAGTTGAACCACTTATCTCCCATATAAAAGGGACATCTTTGATAACCTTGTCTGAATCAGAACCATCTGCATTTATTACTGTATTAAAACTTACAGTACCAAAAACACTTCTTATTCTACTTACAGCTTTGATAGACTCTTGCATACTCTTATCTAAGCTTTTAAAGTCTTTAATATACCCTGTAGGTCTACCACAATTAAAACTTCCACCATTATCTTTCAGATCAATGTTTAGATTGTCTGCCATCAGCGTCTTGACATAGTATCCTTTCTTGCCTTCAGACGGATTAACCCACTTTCTTAGAAAAAATCTTTGCATAAAAGGTCTCATGACCACATTCTTTCCGTAGTACATAGCGTCATTTTCTTCGGGAAGCTCAAGATAAAATGATCCTGGAGCAACTTTTTGAACAGTCTCCATAGTTCCACCTACTTCCTTTTCACCCATAATTGCTTGAGTGCTAACTTTTAGTCTAGCTAAAGTGCTAGATGATTTGGAACTCTCTTGCTCTAAACCCATAGCTTTAGCCATAGCAGAATAGTTATCTGTATTTATACTTACAATATTATTCATGATAGTTTGTCTCCTTATTTAAGTCTTTTAGTTTTATCATACTACGTCTTTTGTGTCAAGCCAATTATCGCCTAACTTAACATCTAATTTTAATGGAACATTAAACTCTATATTAAATTGTGATTGAATCAAATCTTTCAAGTTGTTGTCAATACTTTTTATTAAAGTTAATACTCTTTGCTCCTCTAATGGGTGCACGTCAATAACAATACTATCGTGTACACTATTTACTATACAAGATTTAAGTTGTTCTAGTTTATTCTCAATCTCAAGTAATACACAAGGCACAATGTCTGCTGTAGCTAGTGATTGTACAGGATAGTTTTTAACTTGTGTAAAGTGTGAAATCTTGCCACTACCATACCTTTCAACGTCAGGAAAAGCAAACTCTCTACCCGTTGGTATGCGTAGTTTATTTGTATTTAAAACTTCTTTAGCCAATCTGGAGTGCCATACCCCAACCTCTTTGTACTTTTCCGTGAAGTGTTTATAATATGTAGCTTGAGCAGCCGATCTTCCAAAGCCTGTTGCTCCATATAACGGTGCAAACGTATGAGCTTTAGCTTCTTGGCGAGTAGTAGGCTCACCAGCATCACTAATAACACTAGCAGTATAACTATGCACATCAAATCCATCTTCTATCTCCTTCATTGCTGTTTTATCTTGTGACAGAAAAGCTGCAGTTCTAAATTCTAACTGAGCAAAATCTGCTTCTAATATCTTGCCACCTTCCCACCTTGATACAAATACTTTCTTTACAGGGAAAGTTCCCCCTCTAGGCATATTCTGCATATTAGGGTCTGCTCCACTAAATCTTCCTGTCGCAGTTCTATGTTGTAGTAATCTAACATGAAGCTTACCATCAGGCTTTGTATATGTCTGTATGCCCTCTACGAAGGAAGACAAGTAGGTATCTAACGCAGATAGTCTCTGTATATCTGCAAGAAACTTGTAAGCACTATCCATACCTTTGGACTTCGCAGTATTCTGCAGTATAGACAGATTGCCTTTGTTGACAGTAAATCCATTTGCACTCACCCATTTAGATGTAGGTGCAGTAAACTTGAGTCCAGCTATTCTTTCAGTTGGTATGAATAGATATCCATGTCCATCACAGTTAACACATCTACTTGGGTTAGCATAAGGTTTACCATCCTTCTTTATCTTTCTAATAGTACCAACACCCTTACAGACATGACATTGTTCTGCTCTTGTCCTATAGAGAACCTCTGTATTGTTCTTTACAGTCTGTCTGTACTCGTGATCTTTCATGTGTCTTGTAAAGTGATTTGTCCACATAGCTTTATCTTTGGGTTTTCTGCTATAGATTATCCAAGACATTTGCTCTGGACTATTAAGATTGATTGGTGTATCTCCCATCAACTCTCTCACTTGTTCTTGTAGTCTTGCTTCTATATCAGACTTCTCTTTGTTAAACTCTTCTCGTACCTTATTAAGTGCTTCTTGGTCTACTTGGAATCCTCTTTTGTATATCTTGGCAAGACAGAATGCTACACGATTAGTGAATATCACTACATCTAAAAGACCACCATCCTCTTGGCTATTTAGCCTTTTGTACTGCCTATCTGATAGTTCTTGTGTAGCTTTAAGGTCTGCAGAGAGATACTGTGATAGTTCCTCTCTTGGTATCTCGTCTACCCCATAACCTTTTGCGAAGTATTCCTTCAAAGTATCTTGCTTCTGTGTAGCTAACGCATATCTTTCTGCACAAGCTTCTAATGATAGTGGCTCTTTGAGACCTCTCTGTAACACATACTCTGCTAACATAGTGTCAAATATAGGTCCTTCATACTTGAAGCCAGACTCCCAAAGCCACATCAAATCATAGACAACATTGTGTCCAATCAGTATTGTTGCCCTATCTAGTAAATCTTGAATGATATTAGTCCAATTAACAATAGGTCCGTCTATATTCATTAGATGTTCTTTGCCATTGTCTTCTAGACAACCTACCATGACTAACTTATTAGTAGGTTCAAAAGGATCAAGGTGCATTTTATCATCTCTTTTGGTTACTGTATTTTCTACGTCAATCGTTAGTTTCATCTAACTTCTCCTTATGCTTGGTTAAATATATAACTGCTTTTTTTAAATTGGTCAAACTATCTGAGAACCCACCAAGACCCGTGTTACACTTATGACATATCCAACCACGAAATGTATTCGTTTTATGGCAATGATCTAACACCCAACTCTTTAGTCTGATCTGTCCATACTTGCTAAGTTCTTCTAATGTTCTTTCACAGATTGCACATCTATAGTCTTCTTTGGGGTACTCGTTTTCTCTTCTTAGTTTTTCTATTATTATTCTATGTCCATTCTTACAAGACCTACACGTTCTTTTTATCTCTCCAGCTTTCATGACAGAGAACTTTGAGATAGGCTGTCTGATACCACACTTGATACATACTACACCATCTTCAATAGGATTTTCATCTCTAGGTAAGTCTTTGAATAGTGTAAACTGACTCACGCTTGATACCTTGCTGTCTTGTAATCTAACTCGCAGACAATCTTGCCATGCCAACCTGTAACTTTATTCTTAACTACGTTGAGATGTCTTTGTAGATCATCTTCGTCTTTGCCTTCCACGGGTGGATTCTTAGCTATCAATATCATGACATCTGCTTCTGCAGCTTTACCTGTACGACTTCCTTCCATCATAGCTTGGTTGAGTAATACTTTACCCTCTGCTTCTGCAGAGAGTTGAGACATATAGAACATCGCACAGCCATGTGCTTTAGCAATCTGCCTAGCATGAACTGCATTAGCCTTGAGTGCTTCGTCTTGTCTTGCGAAGCTACCATGAGATACAAACTTATCTCCCATGTCCAGGACTACTACATCAGGCTTGTAAGTTTTGCATACACTCTCTACCCAATTCATGTCTTTGTTCATCGCATCTTTTATCTTAATATTATTCTTTACGGGTGTGTATAGTTCTTGTGCTTTTGCCATGTTCTCTTTTATCTGAAACATATTCATACCAGTCGCTGCAGTAAGATATCTTGATCCAACTCTGTAAGATGATTCTTCGTTACATAAGACAATGCACAAAGCACCTTGCCTAGCAAATCCATTCTCACTAGCGATGAGTGATGCATGAAAGGAGGTCTTCCCAGTATTCGGTCTAGCACCCACCTCTATAAGATGTCCACCATTCACTCCCTCTAATCTAGATACAAGTGTAGGTATATTGAAAGACCACTTGGTCTCCAAGTCATTCTTAGTCAATAATCCTTCCAAGCTTATGTCATCCCACTCTACATTTAGATTAGGTGTAAAGTCATCTCCATAGCTTTCTAATATGTTTCTGAGAGGCTCTAGTGAAGTCTGTGAACCGTTGACATACTCAAAGCCTAAGTTGGCTACATCTTCGCCAATAACTTGTCTGAAGAGTTTGGATAGTATCTCTTGTGAGATATCCTTGCCCATAGGTTGTTCTCTTTTGACAGACGCAAACAAACCACTAAATGCAGTTTTCTGTGCAGTTGTGATTGAAGGATTCTGTGCAAAGAACAACGCTTCAATCTCTTCGGGTGTTACTGTTCTGTTGTAAGACTCCATAGCATTATCTATTGTTCTCTTTATCTTCTGAACATCTTTGCTAAAAAGTCTAGTTGGACACTTTGAACCTTTATGCTCGTCATAAAAGCCTTTGTCCATTAAGCTTCTTATTAAGGATAACTCCATTATCTATCTCCTATGAGTTTGTTTAAGTTTATAAAATCAGTTTCGTTGCAATACTTTAAATCATCTATAAGCTTCAGAACTTTTACATTCTGCTTGTATGCTCTTAACTCACTAGCAATACTAAGTGTCTTTGACAATGCGTCAGGGTCTAAAGCCACAATTATTGTTGAGAACTGCATCAGATATTCTCTGTGGGCATCAGATAACGATGTGCCTAGCAAAGCTACCCCACGAACTTTGTTGTTACCTATGACCGTAGCACTAATGCAGTCCTCAACAATTACTGCGACATCTCCATTACCATAAGTATATGGTGTATCACTTTTACCATATCTCTTCCATTTAGGCAGAGACATTCCTAGTGAACGACCAATCGCATCAACATTCTTGTGATCTTTACGAATAGGAAAAACTACTCTGTTCTCTCTTACGTCATAATATAAAGGCACACTTGCAGGATGAATGCCATACTCGTAAGCGAATCTTTTTATTTGTGTTCTCAGACCACCGTAAACGACATGACTTGGTAGAACAAAATCGTCATAGTCTATGACAGTTTTTCCTAGCATGGCTCTCTCTATAGTTTCTGCTGAGACTTTTCCTGTTTTTGAACCTGAAACTCTACAAGATGCTTTGTAACAGTTCCATATTATTTTTCCCATTGCGTTTGTTATGGTGAATGTTTTAGTTCCCCTACAGATTGGGCAGTCCATTCTTTTAGTTTGACCTACCTCTAGTTGGGCAGAATCTATGATGTTTTGTATATTCATGTATCAGTTCCCCTTCGGCAGTTAAATGCTTTTACCATATAAATTTCTTTTTGTCAAAGCATTTTCTGCTGACGCTAAAGTATTTTTCATATAAGGCTTCACACTACTAGGATTTGCGTGACCTGTAACAGACATAATTTGACCCATAGGAACACCTGCTTCAACCATTTCAGTAGTACCAGTCCTTCTTAGATCAGCTATTCGTAGCTCTTTAGGAAGCTCTGAGGCATTCATTACATCTCTAGCTACCTTTGACAGCCTAGTAAGTGAATATGGCTTGTATGAGCCTTTAAATGGGTAAGGATAAGGTGCAACATATTTCTGAAAACCAAATTCCTGGTGTTGTTGTTGTAACATTTCTGTTAACTCATTACTAATTGGTAGATGAACTAATGCTCTTCGTTTAGATTGCTCTAAATTTAGTATTTGCTTGTCAAAATCTATGTTTTCAAACTCTAGCATTCGCATATCTCCAACTCTTTGACACCATTCGTAGGACATTTGTACGATTAGACCCATGTTTCTCCATCTAAACTTAGAATAGGCAGTATCAAGAAACTGCTTGACTTGTTCTTTTGTCCAAACAACCTTTCTCACTTGCGTTGCCTTTCTTTTGAAAGTTGAAAATGGATTTGTTTCTGCGTATCCCATCTCCATAGCAAAAGAATATATCTTTCTCGCCACAGAACATATTGCATTAGCTGAGAATGTACCTCTGTTGAGCCACACCTCATAGCCTCGCCTTGCTGTTGCACCGTTCAGTTTTGTTAGACACATTTCTGCCATAAAATTGCCATCAACTTCTGTGTCCAATAATCTTGAACAACAGTATTGATAATCTACTTTAGTTTTGTCTGCTAAACTATTGAAGTCGCTAGACAAATAATACTTTTCACTAAGCTCTTTTAAGTTCATTTTCATCCATCCATTGTGGTTTATCTGTATAGTTATACCTTGCAAACTTAGATTTGTCTACAATATAAAAATTTCTGTATGCAACAATAGGAAAAAACTCGTCTGTCTTGAGTCTATCATGACCACTAAAACATTGAGGATGTCTTGTTAATTTACCTTTTGGTATGTACACAACACCCTTCTCTAAAGTTTTGTAATGCCTCATACATCCATGTTCTCTGTTAAATCTTTCTTTATATTCGTAAAGCATATGTCCAAGCAATGACCAAGCAAACTCGTAGTTACTCTGTGTTTCCATCGCCCACAATGTACAAGGATGCTTCTGATGTACAGGTTTGTATAAGTCATTCTTCTCAGCATACTTAGGTGCATGATGCCATAAGGCTGTGCAAAGCATCTGTGTTTCTTCTAGTGGCATTTTTACTATGTGTTGGTCGCATAGTGACTTGGATATTAAGTATGGTGTCTCTTCAATAATAAATCTATTCATAATTAATCCTTTCTAAACTCTACTATAATCCATGCAATTAACATGGGAATGAATAATATTATATAAACTATCCAAGTAAGTATTGAGTATGTGTTATACTTTTTTGAATAGTCTTCCCAAGATAATAATATCATATCATCTTCTTTTTTTTGATCTTTTGTTTTGGTCATTACATTTCCTCTATCTCTACTACAACTTCTTCAAGAGCCTTGTAATCACCCTCTTCTCCGTCTTTGTAGTTTTCTTCTGCTTCTTTTTTGCTTTTAGCATCCACAAGATATTGTTTTTGTACAGTTTCTTTAACTGTAACGAAATATGTTTTCATAATCCTACTCCAAAATATCCAAATATAAATGCTACTGAACTAGCACCTAGTATGAACCAAATTAAATCTTCATTATTCATTCGTCATTCTCCTGTTGTCTATTATATAAAGTCATACCAAAGTCATAACCTTGGTTGTAATAATATGTTTCCCCATGATAGGTTGCTCTGATGCCTTTAAAAAAACCATCTGCTACACCATCCTTAAATGCTTTTAATACACCATTTGATTCTATCTGCTTATCTAAATGATGTGCAGCTATTAATTTTTGTGCTAATTGATCTCGTTCTACTGCCATTATTTACTCCTCTCTAAATCCCACCTATAAAATATGTGGTCATCTATTCTAGTTATATAAGTTTTTGTTTCTGCCCAACTAGGATTAACATAGTGAGCATGATAATGTGTTGCACCCTCAAGATAAGCATCAAGATATCCATGATAGACACCTTTAGCTACTGAAAGAGCTTCTTCCCATGCATCTTTTTCTTTAGCTACATCACTCTTGCCATCACAGTACCAACTGAATTGACATTTGTTTCTTATAGGAAATCCAGGATTCCATCTATATGTTAATCCTTGTTTAACAACATCACACACATTGTTAGGATAACGTGAATCAGCTACTCTGTTCATCACGACTTCTGCTACTGCTATCTGTCCTGATAAACTTTGATTCTTAGCCTCGTGATATACATTGAGTGCTAGACATACTATTGCTTCAGCTATCATGATACGTTCTCCTTTCCATAAATAACTTCTTCAAAGTGTCTGATAAGCATATCTAAACTTTCACAAGCACCTTTGTATTCTGCACGAGAATGACTATCGTTTCCCTCGTAAAAATCATTTTTAATATCTGTAGCTACATTCTTAATTCTTTTTAATGTAATTACATTTTGAATGTATTTATCACTCATAATTTATCTCCTTGTTTTG